TAAACTTCTCCTTAATTTTACAATATTCTTACTTGTAACATCATACATAAATTTTGGATTAAATAATGAATATGCATAATCATTATCCTCATACAAAAATTTCTCTTGATTTTTGTTTAGTATTGCTAGTTCATAGAGTGATAATATTTTTATTTTGTTTTCAATTCTACCATAATTGAATATCCTATAATTATTACCATTTCCTCTACAATATAAGGAAAATAATGGTAGAATATCAGGTAAACCAAACATTTCTATTGGTGTATTCATTAATTCTTTTAAATCTCTATCATTATTATTGTACATGTTTGGTAAAATAGAATATGCCTCTGCTACACAATATATATGTAATTTCTCAAAAAAATATAAAAAAGACTGATTACAACCAACTCTCATACATTCGCCAACTCTTGATAAAGCAAATTCAATATCTTGTTTGTAACCTACACAAGGTAAATTTGTGTTAACTTCCTTTGATTTTTTAATTTGTGGGTAGATCATGACACCATTAAAGGACATTTGTGATACAAATTCCATAAAAACAAATTGACAATTGGTTTTCCTATCACTATCATTATAACCATGCAACCTCATCATAATTTTATGTAATACTCTAAATTTTTCAAACTCCTCTTTATTTGTATATAAAATTATATTTACATAATCATCTGAATGTTCCATATGTTCAAATATTAATTTACTTTCTGGGTAAATTTTTCTCCATAAATAATAGGTATAATTAGTACAACAAACAGCTTTATAAGATGATGCATAATTAAACATTCCTTGTAAAAAATTTTGTGTACTTTTAAATTTACCTGTTTTCCTGACATCATTATCATTTAAAGAAAAAATTGTTTCATCAACTTTTAAATTTTTAGATTTTTCTGGTACAATTACCTTATTATAAATATCCATTGGTATTTGAATATATTTATCACTCCATACATTGAAAGTTGTTAATAATAATTGATACATATTTGGAGGCAAAAACTCTTCCATACCATGAATCATAGATATAAAGGATGATAATGTTTCTGCAGCAGACCATTTAGTGCAATCACCATTTACATAACAAATATTATATTCTTCATCACTTGGGATATTATAATATATTTTTTCTAACATTTTTTGCATATATAAAACTTTTTCATCACCTGGTATTGAAATTGCCTCATTTGGTGAATTCACTGATATTTTTTTAAAAAAATTCTCTGTACACCTAGCTAATGCTTTTGCACCAATATTAATAACATAAAATTCTCTTTTTGAACCATATTGTGATTTAATACATATATCTGCAACCATTTTTTTAAAATCATTTGTTATATATTCATTTGCTAACTCAACTGTTCTCTCAATATTTTTCTTATCTTCTAGTATATCCAAAATAGTTTCAAAAACTTTTTGTCTTGGTTTATGAACATCATAATGACTACTTTTAGTATGTAAATAATACCTTGTTAAATTTTGAATATCATTCTCTTCATTAGTTGTTAATTCTTCACCCTCATTTTTTTTGTATTTTTTATATTTGTTGAAATATTTATCAATATTTTTTTTACTTTCTTTATATTCTTCTTTTTTTAAAAATCTATCAACATCACTAATAACAGCTTTTGTACTTATTAACTCGGATATTGGTTCTGAATTTATTTGATCTACATATCTCTTAATATTTGGTTTTTCTAATTGAACAGTATACTTTGTGGATTTATAAATAACTGGTGCACAAGAACCAATTTTTGTGTCATATAATAAATAATTTTTGATATCTTCATTTTTATAAAAATTCCCATATTTTATATAATCAGGTAAATTGTCAAATTGTTTCTGGAAATTAATAATTGTTTGAATTGCTTTTATTTCCTCATGAAAAGTATTTGATGGTTCTTTCATTGTGTGAACATAAATAAATGCTTCGTCCATTACTTCAGAAATATCTAATAATTTGTAATTACCCCACAAAGAAGGTATTTCTATTTCACCACCAATAGAATTTAATGATCTTCTACCATCCAAAAATTCTGGTTTTAATAGAGTAATTTTATTTGTTCTAGTTGATTCAAAAATAAGAGGTAATCTTGTTAATATTCTATAAATAATCCAACATTCTAAATCTGATCTATATGGTGGACCAAATTTTTCAATTAATAATTTATTAATATTTGTATAAACAGAAAAAGAAGACATATATGCATATCTATTATCCATTAATAATTCTGCAATTTTTTGATTAGTGCATAAGGATATTATTGTTCTTATTGAAAAAATATATCTATATTTACCTGGTATTAATACAGAATCATTATTTGTTGTACTAAGGAAACTATTCATTGTTGAAGACAATACACTATAAAATGAATCTTTCATAAAAGTTAATTTTGATGTTGGTAATCTTCTCCAATTACTAATTATTAAAGTGTATTCTTTTGTTATAGGGATCTTTTTTATTTTTCCAAAAAAAGTAGAATAATAATCAGGATCTTTTGTTATTGAAAAGAACATAAAAGGTTTACCTGATTCAGAGAATAATTGGTTGTAACATCCTGCAACAATATAAAAAGCATTCGGTATTCCTGCATTAAAAATTGAAAAAGTATGTGGTTTTAAATTTAACAATGAGAAATGCAATAATTGTGCGGTTATAAAATGACTTTGTCTTAAATAATGAAAACAATTTGATCTTTTAAAAAAAAGATATGCATATTTATATTGTTCAATCATTTCCTCCTTCATTTTTAGGGAATCAAGAGAATCTTCACCATATGTTTTTAAGAAGAAGTCATCATATTTATCATTATTGATATCATTATCTTGAGATAAATAATTAATCATACCCTCTATTGTTTTAAAGGAATTAAAATCTATTGTGTCAGAAACATCCCATTTCCTTATATTTGGTTTATTTTTAAAAAACCCTATACCTGTTTTCTTCCATTGTTCCTGAAAATTCAAATCTGTATCCGAGAATGCAATTGATATTGTTTTTTGTTTAAAAGGAAAATGTTTTAATTTTGTATCCGTTATTTTACCAATACAAATTAAATAATCTCTAAAAGACATATTTGATTTATAGTCTGTTATATCAATTTCATATTTTTTATCTTGTAAGTAATTTTTTGCATCATTATAACATTCATCAATATTATTCTTATTGAGATTCCATATTTGTTTTATTTTTTTTTTCATTACTAATTTTTTAATAAAAAGACTATCAATCTTTTTTTCATTGATCATTTTTTCATAAGATAATATCAATTCACAACCTGTTTTATATCTATT